GTTTCGTTGTAGATCAACGCACCGTTAGCCGTCAGGGTAGCACTGGGGAACGTCAGGTCATCAAAGTCCAAGAACGCCGTCGTACCCGTCGAGGTCGGAACCTGCGAGATCGTCAGCGTCAAGCCGCCAGCCGGGTAATTCGTTCCAGACGAGGAAACCTCATCCGAAGTCGTATACGCCGTGGTTGCAGCGCCAAGAGTTGCCGACGAGGTATACAGCGCCAGCTTGAATACATCCGCAGCCGTTGAAGCGCGAACAACGCCAACACCAAAGTTGTGTACCCCATCAAGGATTTCCACCTTGAACGAAGTCACCATTGCCTGAGAAATAGCCATTATAGGTCTCCAATTAAGTGTGCGATTTCCGCATAGCCCTGTTTATCTAACTTCTTACATATCGACTCACGTTCAGCTTTTTGCGCTTCGGTGAGATATTTTACCAGCCAATAATGCAGGGCTTCCTTCGTATCTGCGCGAATAATGCGGTTAGCCGCACGCTCCGCAATCTCTTCTACGGTATGCCCACGGTGGTCTGTTGTCTGAACAAGCACCTGCCCAATTTGAACTTCTGCGCTAAACATCACGAAGCCACCGGAATTCTAACCTGACCCGAACGATACGCATCCTGACGGTTCAAGCCATCACCCAGTCTCATCAACTGTTGTAAGGCTTCCTGATACTTCTGCTCGTAGTACTGCATCATGTCTTGTTCACCCTTGAGGTAGATATAACCTTCACGGATTGCACCGTAGAGCAGAACAGTTTCAAAGTTAGTACCGAGCCAAGACGTACCAACGTCCACAATCGAAGCCGGGTAATAGTAATAATGCAACTCGGCTGTGTACGCGAGATCTGGCGCAGGGCCAAGAATCATCGTGTTGTCATCCCAAATTGCATAGTACTTGGGCAACCCGGTATCGTCCGCATCTGGGTACGCCTGACGAATATAGTTCACATCCTTATTCAACAGGTACGTGTACTCATTATTTGCCGGGTTAAATACAGCCAAGGAGAACGTCGAGAGCCAGTCAGACGGCAGGGACATGTACTTGTTCCCAATCGACATCGTGGCAGTCGAGTTCTTACGGATTGCCGGGATCTGAACGGAGTTATAAATCCGCTCTTCAGCTAACTGCACGAACGTAGGAATATTCGCTACGAAAGAGGTTTCCGTAGACTCACAATATTGCTGAATCAGTGTAGAAAGCTGCGTGTAATTCACGGCGACCAGCCTGACCTGTACTTGGCGTTGTTCTCAAGGTTGATCTGCGACACGAACTTCTTGCCCTTCGTCGCAGCGCCAGCACCCTTCATATCCATGTGGGTGACACCCTTGTTCACATCCTTCTCCGGGTAGCCATTACGCCCCGTCGAGTCTGTGTTCGGCTTGATCTTGCCGGGATTTAATTCTTTCATGGCAATTACTTCGGGCCAGAAGACTTACGAACCGGGCTACGCTGATTCATGACCTTAGCCATGTTGCGCCCGTACTTCTTCATCTCGCTGTTGGTCTTGCCACCAGCACGCATATTTTTCACTCGACCCGGACCGTGAGCCTTGCTCGCCGGAAGAGCCGCATGTTTCTCAAGTTTGCTCATCGCCATCTCAATCTCCTAGGTCGTAACGACCGTCACCGTTCCTACTTCACCAGCCGGGGCCAGTGTGTTCGGAGTTAGCTCCGCATCGAAGGCTCTTGACCCACCGACCGGGTTCCAACCCCATTGTATCTGACGACTGCCATTAGCGCCGTCATTACCGACCGCAAAATAACTCGTATCCGGTCTTGGGTTCCGAAGTGCCTGCGGATCGTCCACTGGGTACAAACCAAGCGACAACTGAGGCTGATCGGGTTCCCAACACTCTGGACAGACCAAGATATTTACGTTCTTGGTCTTGATCACAATCGACTTCAACTGGCGCAGTTTGTACTGAAATCCGCACCGGTCGCACATGGCGATTGCGTTCTTGCCACTTGCAAACCTGTTTGGCATTAGTAGCCACCCAAGAAGCTCTCACGTGGGACAAACCGCACCGCCGCTTTTTCGCGGTCTTCGCCTGCCGCTAGATCCCAAGCTTCGTCGTACTGGGCCTTCAACATAGGAGTACGCGCATCAGCGTTTGGAATCTTCATTGACAGCATGTAAGCCAGCCCAGCAACCATGCAGGGCAAAAACCGGAACGGGATATCCTGTCCGTTGACGCCGTTACCCACATCAAACATACGACGCAGGCGGGTGTAGTACAGAACCCAAGTCGTGCTGTTATCAGGCTTTGGCCATACCGTGAACTGCGGGTAGACAATGACGTTATCAGCGCCCGTAGCACCCGTACGCCGATTGATCCAGATCTGAATCGGGCGACCCGTCGCGTTCTTGTTCGGGATCGACACGTAAGTGCTGGACGAGATACGGCTGATGTTGATGTCCTGCTGGTTTGTGCCAGAGCCAGTCCGGATCACATGGTCAAGCAGGTCAACCGTATCCACTGGCAGATCATACGTGCCGACATTGTAGGTCAGAGTGTGCGTACCCTGCTCTAGCGTCCAGAGGTTAATGCCCCGGTTAGCCCAGTCCATCAGGAGCAACGACAGACTACGCTTGGCCGTACGGAAGTCGTATCCCGAACGCAGTTCAGCCCCGCAACGCTCAAAGGCTTCCTCAATAATCGTATTGAGGTCGAGGTTAAAGTCTGTAGTAGCTGTAGTCTTGTCTACCATTACTTGCCTCGTTCTTCCATCAACTTGACCCGCACTTGCAGGTCGTGGATGTCTTCCATAATGTCGTCTTTAAGTTCCTGACGACGGGCGGCGCTCAAAGGACTATCGGTAGGTACCCCATCTTCGGTAATGAGAATGGGGATTTTAGACTCGATAGCAATCAGACGATTGTTGAATGATGCGATCTCCGCCAACAACCAGCCCACAGCGGCCAGCAGCACCGGAAACAACATATCCACAATCTTCTGCATGTTCACTTCTTACTTGCCCCTTTGACGATACGCACGGGTTTTCTGCGAGATGCCTTTGGGCTGCGCGACGAACTGCTTGCCTTGGGCTTTTCCTCGGCGCTTGGCGGCAGTGGTTCGGGCGTATTCAGCGGGGCTGAGAGCTTTAATAGCAGCCTCTGGTAAATACCTTTCACCCGTGTCAGAAGATCGTTTACCACTTTTAGTTCTCCATTTCTGGGCAGTCCATGCCTTCAAGGATTGCTGCGGGGCTTTCATGACGTATATCCGCCGCCTTTTTCCTTATACCGCTTAGCCAACAACTGCGCCTTACGAGCCGACCACTGACCTGCCGCAGTGCCTTGAACCGCACTATTCTTGATGCTGTTGAACAATGCTTTACGCATACCGGGCTTGGAATAGTTACCAGCTGCGTTGACCTTGCTCTCGCCGCCCTTCTTGAAAGTACGAATGGGCTTGCCCGTCCCGATCACAGGCTTGTCATCCCCGCGCCGCTTTGCTCGCGGCACCTTCTTGGGGTTGATATCACCCATGCCTCGGGAGGGCATCATCAGACCATCCGTCCCTTTGTCTTGCCACGAACAGCAATGCCGTCAGCACGTTTGGAAGCCGAACCAACCGAACCACCTTTACGGTAGCTCATAGACTCACGGGCTTCGTTGACACGCTTGGCTTTGCGCTCTGATTCCTGCTTACGTGAACCAGCCGTAGCAGCAAGGCGCTCATAAGCACTATCAGTGTTCTTCATGCTTTTCGTAGAAGCGCGGATCGACTCGCCAATCTTCTGATCAACGGTCATGTTGCGCTTACCGCCACGAATAGACGAACCGCGCTGACCCATGCCAGCCTTATCCGTCACCGTATCGCGCTCGTAGATTTCCTTGAAGTCAGGACGCTTGCTCTTAACTTCCACTTCGTCAAGTGACTTCTTGGCCTTATCTTCCTTGGTCTCAGTGGTGTATTCCTTGCCACGCCAAGTAAAGGTCTTCAGACCCTGCTTACGTGCGGCCTTGAATGCCTCACCGAAGCTGATGTTGGTGCTACCAGCACTTCCCGACTCTGCATAATCAGTCGGGCCGCCCTCTTCAAACTTACGCATACGCTTTTTAGCGCCGTAGCCACGACTGCCGAAGCCTTTCATACAAACTTCCCTCGGGTTTTACCGCGAATAGCGCAACCATCAGCACGCTTGGAAGCAGAGCCGATTGAACCCCCGCCAGCCTTTTTCACTGGGGGCTTCTTTTTGATGTCGTCGCCGTAGCCTTTGCCCGGAGGAATTCCCGGCTTATCCGGAAGCATCGACGGAGGGATCAAGTCGTCCGAAGGGGACGGAGGGGGCATCTTGGGTTTGTTCTTGCTGCTCATTAGCACTTACCGCCGTAAGCCATCTTGACCATCTTGCCCTTGGTCTTGCCCTTGTGAGCAACGCCGTCAGCACGCTTGGAGGCTGAGCTTCCAGACTTTACCTTGCCGCCCTTCTTCATGCCGGGAGCCATAGCACGACCCATCATGTCAGGAGTCGGCTGCTTCATAGCACGGCCAGCTTTCGCCATATCAATCGCTTTACGAGACATTCCCATGATTATTTCCTCTTGAACTTGCGACCCTTGTCAGCCTTCATGAATTCCTTCCCAACCTTTTGGGGGACTCCAAGACGTTTGGCTGCTTTCGGGTCATTCGCAACCAAGGCCATTAAACGATGTTGCTTGCCAGATTTACTTGGCATTTTCTACCAGCCTGTCAATTTTCTGTTCCAACCGGTCAAGTCGGGCCAAAAGTTGTTCGTTATCTGCTCGTACTTCTGCACGAGTCACGTGGTCACGGGCTACTTCTTCGCGTGTCCTGTTGAGCAGGATGCCAAGTCGTTTGAGTTCTTCAAACTTCTCTTTCAAGATAAAGCCCAAAATGGCCACGATTCCCGTAAGAACCATGTTCCAGACGACCATCTCCATATCAGCAGTTCCATGCTCTGAGGGACTTGTTGATACGACTGTTGGGATCATTGGCCGTCTTCGCGCTTGTCAGCTTTTTCTTCATTCCCGACATCCTCGCACAGAATGATTTCTTACGAGGTCCGCCTTCAGGCTGCGGTGCCTTCAGGCCGGGTTTACCGGGATTAGCTCGGTTGTAAGAAGCCCGACCTTTGGCATTCAAGCCGCCCTTCGGGTTCTTCCCTTCCTTGCGCTGCCAAGCCGGAGACTTAGCCATAGATCACCATCGTCGAGACTACGGCTGACGGGGCAATGTAGACGTTCTCTTGGAAGAGAAGACCTTCACCCGGCAGCAGGACGTAATCCGGTGCGCTGGAACTAGCAAGGGTGTTCACGGTGATCTTGACCGGACCGCCCGATCCGCCATCGCGGAACACGACTTGACCAGCCGAAGAGGTCGGGATGATGTAAATCGCTTTCACACGCGAACGGCCAATAACAAGGCTATTCTGGTCCAGCAGTTGCCCCGCATCAGTACGGGGTTGACTGGCTAAGACATCTGTTTGCATACCCATCTGGATCTCCTGTAATGGATGAAGGGGGCTTGCGCCCCCCTACGAAATCTTACGGAGTCAGGCTGGAATACAGCGCGATGTACTTAACGGTCGATCCAATCTTGACCGGGATATAACCGGCTTGAGCCGAGACCGAACCCGTGGCGACACCAGCAGTG